GTTTCCGGCCGGCAGACCGTAGAGATTTAGACCGCCCCCCTATGTGCTTGATATTACCGTGCATTTCTCCTGCCTCGCTTAGATTCCTCTTTTGTTTTCGCGTCACTGCAGGCCTGGCATAACGGCTGCGTATTCTCCGGGATATCCTGCCCGCCTTCAGCAAGGGGGACGATATGGTCCCTGATCGTCGCGGGGGTCACCCTGTCGACCTTCAAGCACTCAACACAAAGCGGCTGCTCGTTAAATAGAATCTCCCTGATCTTCTGTAGTTTTCTCCCCTTAAATACTCTCTTCGATTCATTATTATTGCTCCACGGCTTAGGCTTATGCCTCTCGCACCTGCCCGTATTTGTTAGCTCACGGCAACCAGGATAAGAGCATGGCTTTAGTGGCTTGCCCGGCATTTATCCGCCTCAACCTCATCCCTGATCATGCTCTCATAAGCCTCCCTTTCCGCCTTTTCCCTCTCGGCGCTGTCCTTGAGTGTTGCCCAGGCTATGATCAAAATCGAACTGAAAAGCGCGATCACAATCAGCGCAAACCAAAAGCCCATTCCGAAAAGTAGACCACCCCAAATGATCTGCAGTGTGTTCATGTTATCCCTCCTGATCGCAAAGCTATTTCAGCGTAAATATCAGTCAAAATCCTTTCAGCCTCTTCCGGTCCGAGCTGCTGTTCTTTTGCCTCTTTTTGGAACTTCTGCTCGTTGAAGTTTTTGAGGTTTGATTGCACTATCCAGTCACAATATCGTGCAGGTATTGATACCTTCTTCCCCTCGTGGATGATCTCGTAATGGAGAAGTCTTTTGAAGGCGATCTTTACAAATTCCCTGCTTTTGAAATTATTTTGCAAATAGAAATGCGTATTGAACTTCGGATAGGCTTTTTTGAGATTATCGACAAGAGATATCAGCTCATCATCCTGGCCGTTGCCATTCCCGCTATTTTTTTCTTTCGAAGAGGCTTCCTTTGTGCTGCTGAAATCTTCAAACGGGATCTCGACGGCTAAGTTATCAACAGGCGGCTCCTTAGCTTTTATTTCTTTATCTTTTATAACTGAAGTAGAAGGTGAAGACTGAAGAGGTTCATTTTCGCTACTAGGCTTGCTTAAAGGCTCGCTCGGTTTTTCTTTTCTCTTTTCCTGCGCCTTCTGTCCTCCCTTTCTCCCCGATTCTACTTGCTTTTCCCGGTATTCCTGCTGTTCTTGCCGGGTACGTTCAAGCCTAGAATTTTCCCAAGCTAAAACGCCTTCACGCACGGGAATTTTCCCGGAGCCTAGGGCGGGAATTTTCCCATCATCGGCAGGTACAAACTTGCAGCCGATAGAATTATCCCAAAATTTCCTCATAGTCTTTGGGTCTACTCCGGCTATCCGGGCGAGCTGGCCCAGGTCATTCGGAAGAGGTCCGTTGATCCATTCGTGCATCAACAGCCTGAAATAGGCGCCGACTTCCGTTGCGGACCAGCCGACCGTATCCATATAAAAGTCAGCTGCATATAATTGAAAGGCCGGGGCCTTATTCATCTTTTTTCATCTCGAAATCAAACAATGTAGGCATGCTCACCTTCGCCTCAGCCGCCTGCAGGTACCCAATACTATCCCGGAAATAATCAGGATTGAGTTCGCAAATATAGGCTTTGCGGCCCATAAGAATGGCCTGATAAGCAACTGTCCCGATCCCCCCGAAAGGATCGAATACTACATCACCGGAATTGCTGTACCGGTTGATTATTCTCTCCACGATATCGAGCTGCAGCGGGCAGACGTGCATTTCCCTGCCCTTCAGCTTCTGGTCGGCATTCAGGGTCCGCATGCGGTTGATATCGTCCCATACTTCATCGGTCCAGGATCCGGGAGCTACAACCATAAAAGAGGCAGGGAGCTTGCCGCCCTGGTCAAGTTTCTTTGCGAGGTTTATGTGATCTTCGTATTTGTAAACTGAATTGCGGGAAAACTGCCGATAAATAGCCTGAAGGTTTTCAACCGGAATCTGTTCAAGCTCCTCTTTTTTCAGGAGCCTGTTTCCGGATGATCTCCAAAAAGCATGGGCATCAATCTGCCACTGTGCCCGAGTGTAATCGTCTTTTGTCTTGATAACAGGATCGTCAGCATAGGCCCGGCCGGTATCGGTGGGTAACTTGCGGAATAAAAGAATATACTCGGGGCAACCTACGCCCATTTTTGAGCCGTCCTTTGTGCATTCGGTCCAACCCAGGCGGTAAGTCTGATTGTTTTCCCTCACTACGTCAGTTACAACGGTAATCATTCCGAAATATTGAAAGCCGTGTCTCATGTAATGGTTTATGCAAAGGGCGTGAAAGGGCTCGATTGTCGGCATGCCGGTGCCGGTTGCGTTTCCAAACAAAACCCGGTCCTTGACATGGCAGGCAAAGACGCGCCCGGGCCGCAGGATCCGGAGCAACTCAGGAGATAAAAAATCCATCTGCTCAAAGAATCGCGCCGTATTCTCGTTGTGCCCGAAATCGTTATAAGAAGGCGTGTACTCGTAATGATTTGAAAATGGGATGCTGGTATGGATCAGGTCAATGCTATTTTCCTGCATCTGAGCGGTTTCTTGAATGCAGTCATTTAAAGCCGCTGTATAATTTTTCCCTTGAATCTTCACACGCTCAACTCCTATTTTCCGCGCCAGCTTTTCCATGACGCTCGTATTTGATAGTCCGTGCTTTTTGATAAGGTCCGTCATTTTCTCGACAAGGTAATCGTGTGCCTGCCATTTCTTTAAAAGGGCCTCTTTCACGGCCGTTTCTGATTCGGTATAGATGATATGGATTTGAACGGGCTCGGCTTGCATGAAGCGATAAATGCGGTGAATGGCCTGGATGAAATCATTAAAGCCGTAATCTATTCCGAGAAAGATAGCTTTGTGACAGTGGTATTGAAAATTGCAGCCCTGGCCAGACAAGGAAGGCTTTGTCGCAAGGTATTGAATCCTGCCTGCGGCGAAGTCCATCACCCTCTGCTCGCGTACGTCCAGGTCCTGAGAACCGAACACTTCGACAGCTGCAGGTAGGGCTTTCTTTATGGCGTGGCGCTCGGCCTCAAGATCATGCCAAAGCAGGAAGTTGTCTCCCGGGCAGTCGTCGATGATTTCTCTCATTCTTTCGATCCTCGAATCTATCGAATCCCGCTTTTCCCGAGCTGCATCCTTTAAGCCTATTGCAGCGTCCCTGAATAGTTTCCGCTGACCATCCTGTTCAGTCCCGGCTGTCTTATGGTCCACCGCGACGTCATGATAAATGACCTGAAAAGGCGGAAGATCATATCCGGTATCGTCATATCCGATATCAGAAGGCTTTGTGATAAAGAGCGCCCAGGTCGAAACCCAAAGCCAGAATTCATCCTCCTTGTGGGGGTACAGGGTGAGATTATTTGCTTTCGTTGAATCCCGCTGAAAGAAGCGGGTGAGGGCCTGGCCGGTATCCATTATCTCGAGGTACCCGGCGTAATGGATCAGCTCTTTGTATTTATTTGGGGAAGGCGTTGCCGTTGCAACCAGCTTGAAAGGCACCCCTTTGAACAGCGAAAGGAAGGTCTGATAAGTTTTCGAGCCGAAGGACCTGAGCACGGATGCTTCATCAAGGCTCGTTGCGGTAAAGTATTTCGGATCGATATCGCCGTCCCGGACCCGCTCATAATTGGTTATCACTATTTGCCCGGTAGCTGCCCTTACCTCTTCTATATTCCGGACGTACGCCGGCGCCGCCATGTTTAAGAGCTTTACCGCGTCATTGGTGAATTCCTGCTTTACCCCGAGCGGCAGCACAATAAGGGCCTTCCCGCCCATGCGCTCGGTTACGATCCGGCAGAATTCAAGCTCCTGGACCGTTTTACCGAGCCCAAAAGATTCAAACAGTGCCCGACGGCCGCCCTTAACCGCCCATTTTACTGCATCCCTTTGGTGCGGTTTCAGGGCCGGACTTATTTCTTCATCCGAAACACAAAACCCCGATTCCGGGGCGATCTCTATTTTCGATTTCAAAAATTCCAAATAATTCATTTTTCCTCAATCCTAATCGGGTAAAGGTCCTGCACCTGCTTCTTTTTCATGATGTACTCTTTGGTGCGCATACCTTACTGGTCCCTATATCTGCCGAATTTAAGGCCGCTATCCTTTTCCATATTTCTGTGTAGGGCTGAATGTTCCCCGAAGGTCATGAGCCGAAGGTTTTCAATCCGATTATCATCCTTGATTCCATTTATGTGATGTACGACTTCACCCCTATTAAGCTTGCGTCCGAGATGATCCTGCATAATTTTTATATGCTCCTTAATTCCATTCCCGTTTTCGGTATATAAAACCTTATATCCATTCTCGTACCACGTGCCGTCTCCCAGGTGAGTGCCGATCCGGGCCTTATTGACACATGCCCGCGAACAATATCTCCTTGATGATCTAACAGGCTTGAATTCCCGATTGCATATAGGGCAGGTTTTGTTCTCGGGCTGAATTGCGGCAATTTCACATTTTTTACAGCAATATTTGATTTTACATTTTTTCTCCCGGACTCTTACAATGCCTGCCAAAATTGAAAATTCTTTTCCGCATTGCGCACACTTAAATGTGATGTATTCCGCATCATACTGACATTGCCTACTACAATATTTTCTGTTTTGAGATTGGTAGGCTTTGAAAACATTTCCGCAGCGTGCGCAGGTTCGATCAATCATTAAACAACCTCAATCTTTATCGGGTAACAGCCTTCCGCGATCGTCCGCTTTGTTTTTCCCATGGGCGTATCAAATCCCTTAACCTCGACAAAATGAACGCTGCCATCGGTCCAGAATTCTACGAAATCAACAATGTGCCGGACCTTGTTCGGAAGATATAGCGGGACCTGGCGCAGAAAAAACTTAACCTCGCCCCCCTTCACCCTCAGGACCAGCTCTGCGTAATAATTCGCCTCTTTCTGAGAGTGAAAACGAATGTTATCCATTTCCGTGATGTGATTATGGAACTTGGAGGACTTCACAGGCGCCGGCATTTTCAACGGGTCGTGTTTCCGATTGATCAGGTCCTGGTATTCCTGCTCGCTCAGGCGCATTACAGCCGGACCTCCGGAATCTCGATATTTGCCCCGTACTCATTAAGAGTTACAAGCACACCATGAATCTTTTTGATTTCCGAAAGGTGATATTCGATCCTTGAAAGCATAGAGTGAATGACAATATCCGTGCTTGTTATCGTGGGCGGAATGGCTATAACTTGCGGGCCAGTGTAGCCAGAAGCATCAGTGCCCCTATCGTCATCCGCAGTTACTATCCTCATCACTGTTTCAAATGCTTCCTGGGGTGTGGATGGTATAGACCTATTCGCTTCCTGTTGAGCATTCGTCTTGACCGGCTCAAGCAAAGGATTTCCCGGCCTCTTATTAACCGGCTCCACAATCCCCTTCCGCTTTGTCCCTTCCCTGAAAACAGGCTTGCCGGAAAATTTCTCTTTCGCGGCCTTCAGTGCGGCCTCTCTTTCTTCCGGATTCCGGGCGTACTCACAAGCCTTCCTGCATGATCCGCAAAGGCCTGTCTTATTGTGGACATTGATAGGGCCGCGTTCGCAGTTTGAGCATGTACCTTCTTTGTATTGGGGCATTTTCCTGGCCTCCGGTTTGGTTATATTTTCAGTAATAATCTGTGCCGGTTTTTCCGTTACGGGGATTCCCGGAGCGGCAACTTCCGGTTTTTCAACTTCATTTGAGGGGTTTTCAACAAGCGTGTTTATTTTTTCAATGTCATTTGAGGGGGTTTCATCGGATGAACGCAAAGCGTTAAACTGACCATTATGCTTGACCGGCTTAAACTCCGGTATCTGATCCTCCGGTATCTGCTCGCCTGGCTCAAAACACAGGCTGGGATTCCAACGCGAAAACATGCAGTTTTCTTCGGAGCAAATAAGGCTGTTGTCCTCATTGCAGCGCTGGGTCATTTCCCCGCCACCCTCCTATGACTCTCCATGCAGCCGTGCCCGGGCCTGGGAAGTTCCCCGTTGATTTTTTCCTTGAAAGCCTTCTCCTGGCAAGGCCAGCACATTGAATTTTTATTGTACTGGCTTAGAATGGTGCCGCATTCGCATTGGCGGAGGTTCAAAGCTGTGTTCATCTAGCGTCCTTATTCTTTTCCAGCCAGAGAGGATGATATTTCTGCTGAGGTGTTGGATTTCCGCCGCGCTTAACCCCGATATGAGGTATGTATTTGCTGATGCTTTTGGTTTTTCTGATTCCGATAGAGCTTCCGTCAGGCCGCTTTCTCAATTCGATGTATTTGACTTTCATTCCTTAATCTCCCTGATTTCATTATGGTTTACCGTCCGTGCCTCAAAAAGCCGTTAGGTTTACCGAAGTAAACTTGCGCTCAAGCAAAAATTTTTTACCCTCTGCCCATGTCAACGAATACTTTTTCGCCGCGAGATTCCATCAGCATGAGCTTACCCTGGTCACGGGTGACGCACTCAATGACATACTCGCGGGCCAGCTCTGACGGTTCGCGGTTTAATTTGCCGGCGACTTCGGCCAGCATATCCTTCAAGCCGGTCGGGGCCGCAAAGGTGATCCGTTCATCCTTTTTTCCGTTGAAATCGAGCCTTAACTGCATAATTCCCCCCTTAAACGCAAAAACCCCTGTACTCCGAAGCAGGAGCAAGGGGTTTGTTATGGCAAATTATGTAATCCTGCATCCGAACGAGCCTCAGAAGGTGAAAGCAAATGCAAAAAGCTACCGCGCTGAACGTTGAAAATGTGAATCAGGTAATATTTAAAAAGTTATTTAGTCTTTTTTCTTTTTCTGCTGTAATAGCCTTCGATTTTCTCCCAATTCTTCATGGTGTGACCTTCTCGCTTGTGAATGCGGTAAAGGGTCGTATAAGGAATATCTATCTTCTCGGCCATGAAACTGATGGAAGTTTTCTCGATATCTCTATCCAGCTTTTCAAGGATGTCGTTTCTCATGGGCGCTAAAATATCCGAAAACGGATTATTACGCAAGAATTATTTTGTGCCGAATATCCAGATAAGAAATCCGAGTTTTGATAAATATAGTTATATGGATTACTTAGCTCGACGTTTAGCAGACGAAATGAAGCGAAAAGATTGGGGCCAGGAAAAGCTTGCAAAGACGGCCAAGGTATCTCAATCGACAATAAATAGAATATTAAACGAAGGTGCCGATCCTCGCATCGGTACCTTGCTTAAAATATCGGGAGCCCTTGATATACCTGTAGAGTATTTGACTATTGAAGATGAAACAAAAGCCCTTCTGTGCCTGCAAATAGCACGCATGGACCAAGAGGAGATCCGCGAAACACTTTTACACCTGGAAAAAGAGAAACTCTACAAAGAAGCCAAAAAAGTATCCCAATAAAGTAATCCTGCACATCTTTTAATCGTACAAACCCCTGAAAACCTTTATCTTTGCGAAAAATTATCCGTATTCGGAAAATAATTGTTGACATTATTATCCGAAAATGGATAATAGGGGCAACTTTACCAAACAAGCTCTTTACCACCTTACAGCCGGTCCTGCTCCGGGGGTTCACGATCAAAGCCGAGGCGACGATCACCAGCAACCTTAAAGAGCCGGAAGAAAGCAGGACCTAACCCGAAAGAGCCGAACCAATTAACAAGGGCTCGCTGATCACCATGTCAGGCGGGGCGAAAAGGGAGGGTGATTAAGGGAGGATTTATGAACGATCACGCCCAGGATTCAGATTGTACGCTCGACAGCACCGATGTTTGCGTTGAGTGCGGCACCTATCACGGCGATCCCTGCCCCATATGCGGAGGCAGGGGGTTCCACAAGGAAGGCTGCGAAGATTATTTTTGTACCGGGCTCGAAACAGACCCGGATTTTGATTGATCTTTGAATATGGCCGGAAGGCGCTGGCAAGGTGAGGATAAAGTCCTAAAGTGGATCGGGACAAGATGCCCGGTTATCTACCTAAAAGGCCAGTCAAACCGGCCACCAGAACGCAGGGCCAGGGATCACATTGTTCTTTCAGTCCCGAGGCTATTGACCGTTTTTTGAATTGCCCTGGCCCTGCACCGTACGATCCGCTGTTTACCTATCCAGATGGAAGGGCGCGGACTTGGGCAGAAGGCCCGTATCTTGTGAGGCCCGGCGGGGAGGCGAGAACCTGCCGGGCTGAACAAAGGAGGAAGCATGGACGAAATCGAAGTCAAAAACGCAATCATCGAAAGTGCTGTTATCACGGCGGATGATCACGGTCTTTTGTCAGCATGGCTTTATCTTGATTATGGCGGGAGCGGTCAAGGTTTTGGCGGGCATGCCCTATACCTTCCGGGAAATTTCAAGCACCACAAAATAGAAAGCCTTGCCGGTCATTTTATCTGGAGGGTTTTGGAAGTAGCCGGAGTTTCAAAATGGTCTGATTTAGCGGGCAAGACGATCAGGGTGAAATCAGATCACTGTCATGTTCAAGCAATTGGCCACATCGTTAAAGATGATTGGTTCAATCCTTCACAAGATTTCAAGAAGGTAAAGGAGTCCCCAAAATGACCGCTCCCATCGACTGCGCTATTGAAACCCGGAAAGATGAATCCAAGCTGATCAAGCTCATAATCTCAGTAGTCGTTATTTTCGCAATCGCCTGGTTTGGCCTGGGAGTTCTGATCGGGAGCTTGGGCCAATGAACGGCTACCCTCCCATCAGTGCACAGTTCAATTCGATTCCTTACCGGATTTACGACATGTTGAAGTCCGGGCCGCTCACCACAAAGGAAATCGCGGCGGTAGGCGGCCGCTCGCACACGCGCAGGATTTCCAGACTCCGGGAACTTTTGAAACCCCATGGCTGGACAGTCGAAAGCAAGCCCCTGGGCCATATCGACGGAGAACTTCAATACAAATACTGGCTCTCGGAAACCCTGCCGCTTTGGGAAGTCGCATGATTAACTGGATAATTCTTAAGATTTTTACGCCCTTATTTTATCCCACGTTCAAAAGGAGGAAACCATGTCAGTACCAGCAGTTAAAGAAAATGTTTTCAAGGATCTGGAGAAGTACAAGGCTGAAGGCGCAATCCTTCTTATGCCGAGTACGCATATTGCCGGACTTTCAGAGTTTCACGCACCGGTAATTGAGCTTGTGCAGTTGAGTTCCGACCCGAACGATGGCGACGTTTATCCCCACGACAATGCAAAGGCAGGAGCGGGAAAGAAATGGCGCCCGACGAAGCAAGCATTGATGAAATTGTCCGTTTGCGCGGGCGTTATCTGGAGCCCCACGGAGAGTCGCCGCCTGGATAACGGATCAAACCGCGACTATATCGCTTACCGGGCCGTGGGAGGGATCAAGAAGGCGGACGGCCAGCCGGTCTTTTTCTCAGCCGATTACGATATCGATTTCGAGGTCATGGAAGATGAACTCAGGGAGCAGTACGAGAAAAAAGCATCCTATCTGAAGAAAGGCGAAGGCCCGGCTGAACGGCCAGCGACCGCACAGGAAAAATCCGAATACATTGAATATTGCGTCCGGCGCGACATGCTGCAGAAGCGCAAGTTCAAGCTCCGGCTCTGCGAAGCTGGGGCCATGAACCGCGTGCTGAGGATGTTGCTCGGAATCAAGCAGGCGTACACGACCGAGGAATTAAAAAAGCCCTTTGTCATGATGCGGATCGTTTTCCGGCCCGATTTCACGGACCCGCAGATAAAGCAGCAATTTATAGACGCATCGATCAAGGCCATGACAGGTGTTTACGGTCCGGGTGCGGCTGCGGCATTGCCGGAGAAAGCGGAAATCCTCGATATAACGAAAGTTCCAGAGGAAGAGACGGAGACGGAGACGGAAAGCGCGGAGACGGACCAAGGCGGACAGGAAGCCCCTTCCCTTGAATCCCAAATCACCGACTTCCAGAACAGTTCAGCGGAGGATCAGACAAAGACCATTCGCGATCGCGCCAAAAAAGTCGGGTACAACCTCGAGGGATGGTTGAAAAAAGCAGACAAGAAAACACCCCTGGAAATGAGCGCAGACATGCGGCTGGGGATGTTCGATTATCTGCTCAAGCAGCCGGTCAAGGACGAGAGCTCCGTGCCGTTTGATATGGGAGGGAAGTGATTATGAAGATACTCCACCTTGCAGACATTCACGCCCGCGACAAGGATATCGAGGAAATCGAAAAGTGCCTTAACTTCATACTCGAAACCGCAAAACAGGAACAGCCGGACTTTGCCGTAAACTCCGGAGACACGTTTGACAGTTGCGACGTAAAGCTCGACTCCCAGGCTGCAAAGCTTATCGTCAGATTCTTCTCCGAGCTGGTTGACATTTGCCCGGTTGCCGTTGTGATCGGAACAGCTTCGCATGACGGAATGGCGGCCGAGATCCTGCGCTATGTAAAGGGCAATCACTTTGTAACCGTCTCGTCTATTCCCGAGCAGCTTTATTTGGTCCGCGGCGAGCTCTACAGGGGGCCCGGAATCGGGAATCTGAAAACGGAAGCCGTTATAACGATGATTCCCCAGCCAACAAAACAATTCCTGCAGGCGAGTGACCACGACCTTAGCGCGGCCATGTCGGCCGTGTTCATGGGATTTGGAGCACAAGCGGCACGGTTTGATTGCCCGCATGTGCTTTGCGGCCATTGGAATGTATCAGGGGCCCGCCTGTCGAATGGACAGACCTTGACCGGCCAGGATATCGAGATTGCCGTTGATCAGATGATGCTGGCAGATCCGGACCTGATTTGTCTTGGACATATTCATAAGCCCCAAAAGTTGGGACTGAATGTTTTTTACTCCGGGTCCATTTACACAAAGGATTGGGGGGAAGATCACGAGCATGGATTCTGGATTCACGATATTTCCCCGAAGGAATGGGCCAATAGTATTGAGTCTCGTTTCGTTCAAACCCCCTGCCGGAAGATGGTGAGGGCATCTGATGATTTTATTTCGCAGCCTATCGATAATCCAGGATGCTTTGTTCCTGCCGCCCCTATGGATGATATCTCGGGAGCTTATGTAAGACATGACTTCAAGGTCTACCAGGATGAAGCCGGGCAAATAGACAGGGCAAAAATCGAGGAATTCTACAAGTCAGCCGGCGCCGAATCCGTCGACATTAGAATTATCCGAATTCCCCGCGTAACCGTGCGCTCGGAAGCGGTCCTAAAACTGGACAGGCTCAGGGACAAGATTAAGGAAATGGCCGCGATCAAAAACGAGGAAGTTTGTGAAACCATACTCGCGAAAGCGGATCAGCTCGAGGACATGCAGGCGGACAGTTTGCTTGCCGGGATTACAGGGGGGCAGATATGAGCGAATACAACTGTCCTGCATGTATGGGGCACCATGCCGAGAAAGAATGTCCTTTGGTGGACGAATTACTCAAAGCCTGTCGTGTCGGCATGAGCGCCTTGAGAAGTTATCAATACGGTAATTCATCTACTGAACTGGCTACCGAGGTAGCAAATCATTTGGAGACGGTTATCAAAAATGCCGGAGGTAAACCATGAAGATAGAAAAACTCAGATTAAAAGGTTTCACAGGAATCAAGCGCGGCCTCGGCCTTGATGAAATAGAAATCGACTTCACCCAGGCGGCCGGCCTGATTGCGCTTGAAGGTCAAAACGGCTGCGGGAAATCAACGGTCCTCGAAAATCTCCACCCGTATAACATTCTCGCTTCCCGGGAAGGCGCTCTTTATCAGCACGTTTGCGATCGGAAAGCGGAGAAAGAACTTTGCTTCTCGTATCAGGGCCGCCATTACCGGACCCTGCTGAAAATAGATAGCGAGTCCGGGAAATCAGAAGGCTTTATCTTCAACGGCAGCACGAAATCCGAAGTCAAGGGCAAGATCAGCGAATACGCGAAATACATAAAGGAGCTTTTGGGATCTCCGGAGCTCTTTTTTAACAGCGTATTTTGCGCCCAGGGATCAAAGAAACTTTCCGACCTGCGCACCGGAGAATTAAAGGACCTCTTCGCGGAATTCCTCAGGCTCGATCGGCTGCAGGGTCATGAGGGCACGGCCAAGCAGGCAGCGAACATTTTCTCCGCGAAACTCAGTGATATCGAGATCAGGATTGTGGGCCTGCAGGAGCGGGTAAGGGGTGGGGATCAGCTTAAAATGGACATCGCCCTGCAAGAGAATCATTTACGGATTGAGACGGATAAGAAATCCATTTTACAGCAAGGGCTTAATGATTTCCGCGCCCAGGTCGAGGCCCTGAAAGAAACCATCAGCAAGAACGCGATCGCCCTGCAACGTAAGGCCGATGTCCAGGCCTCCATTGATCGGCTGCAACAGGACATGGCCACGGAAAAGACCGCGGTCGTCGCCGAAATCGAACAGCTGAAAGTGAAGTACCTGGAACTGCAAACAGAGATCGGCAAGGCTGACGCCACCCTGAAAGACAAGGAAGCAATCGAGGGGGCAGCCGAAAAGGAAAAGGAAATCACGGACGCGATCGAGAAAAAGACGGCCATGGTTGAAGAGGCCGCGTCCGGCATGGAACAGAACCGAGATAAGGTTCACGCGCTTGAACTGGAAATTTCGAAGCTCAAACAGGATTATCCATCTATCAAAGCTGATGCTCTCCTTTCTGGGTTGTCAGAAAAAATGAGGGATAATGTCCGAAAGACTGTCGAGGCCATGAGTGGGATTAATGGCTTAGACCACGATTCGGATAAGCTGAGACTTCAGCAGGAAATCGCGTTCCGCAAAGAAAAAATGGCTACCCTAGACCTGAAGGATCCAGCATGCCAGAGCAAAACCTGTTCATTTATTGTCGGGGCATTGAAAGCCCTGGACGAGCTTCCCGAATTGGAATTGAACCTGCAGGAAAGGATTGATTACATCCTGGAGCGCAAGGCCGAACTGGAAAATTTAAAGCGCGAATTAAGCAAAGAGCTGATGGACTTACAGATCGAGCATGATGATAGGCAGGCGTTTCTCGACAGGGAGCAAGAGCGTGTCGATAAGGAAATAACCGACAAGGAAAAATCTCTCAAAGCTGAAAAGCTCGCAGCCTTCAACCTGAACGAAACCCTTATCACGGCCCGGCAGCAAGTAGTGGACCTCCGAAACCAACTGGCAAAGGTAAAACTCCTGTCTGCCCGGGTGTCTGAAGTCCAGGTTGCCGAAACCCGCAAAGCCGACCTACAGAAACAGCTTGCCGAAGTGACGGACCGGGGCATGAAAAAGCGGACGGCCTGGGAACAGCGGGAAGTGGCCGGCAATAAAATTCTGGACTCGCACGCCCAGACGCTTACCGACCTGGAATCAGAAATAGACGCCGCAGCGGACGAAAAGATCAAGACCCTGAACGGACAGATTCAAGCGATCGAGACCGTTGACCTGCCGAACATCGAAAAGGAAATCCAGGCGGCCCGGGAGAAAATAGCGCAGCTGCAGGGCGAGCTCTCCAAGATGGCCGATGCCGAAAAAGAGCTCGCGGACGTCCAGGCGGAAAAGGAAAAGGTAACCCGCGAAATCAGCGAGTGGACCTACCTGAAAAACGCCTGCGGGAAGAATGGACTGCAGGCGTTAGAGATAGACGGAGCGGCACCGGCGATCACAGGCTTTGCAAATGACCTGCTCGGACAAGCTTTCGGTCCCCTGTACTCGGTAAAACTGCTCACCCAGGACCCGGAAGGAAAAGAGTGTCTGGATATCATGACCATTAATGACGATGGTTCGGAGATCCTGCTGGATAACCTGAGCGGCGGACAGAAGATTTGGAATCTCATGGCGCTACGGCTCGGCATGACCCTGCTTTCCAAGGAAAAGAGCGGCCGTAATTTCGAAACCGCGTTCTTTGACGAGCTTGACGGCCCCCTGGACCCGGAAAACGCCGTCAATTTCATTCAGATGTACAAGGCGTTTATGAAGGTGGGAGGGTTCAAGCTACTGCCTTTCATCAGCCACAAGCCAAGCTGCCGAAGTATGGCTGATCACATCCTGAGCTTTGAACCTGGAAAGAATCCTGAATGGAGGTAGGAAATGAACGCCAAGAAAATAATTCTTTATGATTCGCCTGAAGCAGCTGAAATAAAAACCATTACTGGCTGGGTTTCTGCAAACGGCCATTATTGGGGAAAAGATGAGCACATGGCCCGGTATGACGGATCAACTCATAAGAAATGCGAGTGCGGAGAGGTTATAGAGAAAAATTCATATTGCCGGAAATGTTTCGATAAAAAGAAAATCGAAAAGTTTCACAAAATGGAGCGGATACCGTGGGACGGTGAGACTCCGCTTTATTCCAATGCATTGCAATCGTTCATTTGGTCTGTGGACGATCTGGATTATTTGAAGGAAGAAAACGACATGACCGATGCTGATTTGAAGCTGGTCATTTGCGAGCCGCACTATGCAAAACCGGTAAATGCAATCGATCACTTTGAGAGCGATTTACCGGAAGATGCTGACGATATTCCCGCTGAATTACAAGAGGCTTTTGATGAACTCAATCAGCGAATAAAAGATTATACGACCCCGCTCGCATGGGTTCCCGGTAAATATGCAGTAGCAATAAGTGGGAATGAAATCGTAGTGGTTGACAATGCTCCGTAAACATCAAGCCGAATTTCTGTCTGTTATCGACCGCATTATCTTCGGCGCGGGGATCCGGACCATATATGTCCCGGTCTGCCCGGGAGGCGGAAAATCCATCCTGCCTATAATCGCAGGGAAACTTATATCGGCAGGTTTCGCCGACAAGTTGATCTGGATCGCCCCCCGCCTTTCTTTAATCGACCAGGCGGAAAGGGAATTTATAAACCCATATTTCCGGCAGCTGCTCGGGCACGATCTGAAAATAAGATCGAGCACAAATGAAATAAACCCGACACGCGGCTTGGACGGATTCGCAACCACTTACCAGGCTGTCGGCCTGGATGAAGGCACACTTGAACAGGAATTTGAGCGCTACCGTTACATCCTGATATGCGACGAATTTCACCACATTCAGGAAAACTCGCTCTGGCACAAGAAGATAGATCCCCTGTTCGAAAAGGCGGCTTTCCGGGTCATGCTCTCCGGTACGCTTGAGCGCGGAGACGGCTCCCGGATCGCCTTCCTGCCCTATCGGCAAAACGGTTGCGGCATGGTCCCGGACCTGCAGGAGAGAGCCGATACCGCTGTTGTGCGCTATACCCGGGCCGACGCCCTCAGGGAACGCGCTATCATCCCCCTGAGCTTCCACCTGTCGGACGGCCGGACCGAATGGGAAAAGGGCGGCCGCAAGGTGACGATCGATAGCATGGAGAAGATGGACAAGGGCGACGCGGCGAAAGCGATCTATACCGCGCTGCATACCGAGTTTGCAGACGAGCTCCTGGAAAGCGGGCTCGCCCACTGGCAGGGGCACCGGCGCCTGATCCCGGGCGCGAAATGCCTGGTCGTAACCTCGAACATCGAACAGGCGCGGCGCCATACAAAGGCCTTGAAAGAGCGAGGCCTGCGGGTCCGGTTCGATATTGCAACCTCTTCCGATTCCGAGCAGGCGCTCCGGGCGATAAAGAAGATGAAGCAGGATAAGCTGGACCTGCTCGTTACCGTGGCCATGGCCTATGAAGGCCTGGACGTGCCGGCGATTTCTCACGCGATCTGCCTGACGCGCATCCGGTCAGGACCCTGGATAGAGCAAATGACGGCCAGGACAAACAGAATAGACCCCAATGGAGGCCCTTATGAGCAACAATTTGGATATATTTTCGCACCTGCAGACCCACTTTTCCGCGATATTGTGTCCCGGATCGAAGCTGAACAGCTTGCCGTTATCGAGGAACGAAAGACCGGAAAACGTGAGCGGGAACAGTCAGAGAGTGATGGAGTCCTCGGGGGCCTCTTCGGACCGCTCGCCCCGGGGGGAATAAAGCCCCTGTCCTCAGCCATGACCGGCCGGCGCGAAGTGATCTTGAACGGGAACGGCACGGCGCCGGAAATGACGAGCTCAGAAATCGAAGCGAGCTTGTTGGAAGAAATAGACGACCACCTGAGAAAGTTCGCTTACGATAATCGGTACGAGCTCCGGAAGCTGAACAGTCAGGTTTACGACTTTTTTGGGAAGCCCAGGCGGCAAATGACAATAGGCGAGCTCCGCAACTGCCTGGCGCACGTCAGGAGCGTTTACCCGCGCAATCAGATAAGAGGGACCGGAAATAAGAGGGTGCCATCGAAAGCGCAACCGATCAATGTGCAGTGGAAGTGAGGAGAACATGCCAGCATTGAATTTCAAAAAGCAGTTCGCGCCAAAGGTTGAAAGCGGAGAGAAGCGTCAGTCAATCCGGGCCAAGAGAAGGGACGGACGTAATCCGCGGCCCGGACAAACACTTTACCTTTATACAGGAATGAGGACGAGGGGCTGCCGGAAGCTCGAAGAATCCCAATGCCTCTCAGTTCAGGAGATTATCGTTGATTGGTACATGGGGATTTTTCTTGATGGTGAATGGCTCGGCCCAATTCAAAAGCGGGAACTGGCAATAGCGGACGGGTTTGAAAGTTGGATTATGATGAAAGACTTTTTCGCGCGAGTGCACGGCCTATCAGAAACAGAGCAATTCTATGGACTGCTTCTAAAGTGGTGAGAACGCGATAAGGAGGATCAAGTGATAAATATAGAAACTGGCAGATATTGGGATTTACCACTCACGCTGGTAAGCGGCTGTACCCCCTGTTCGCCGGGCTGCGAGCATTGCTGGTCACTGGCTATGGAGAGGCGGTTCAGACCAAAGGCAGATTACGGCAATGGATGGAAGGAGCCGGACAGGTCTATCCAGACCCACCCCGAGCGCCTGGATATCCCGCTGAAAAGGAAAAAGCCGACTGTATACAGTATTTGGAACGACTTGCACCATGAGTCGAACGATAAGTATTTCATAGCGGCTGCCTACGGGATCGCATCTATATGCTTTCGGCATACTTTTTTAATCCTCACGAAAAGACCCGATCAGATGCTTAAATTTCATCATGCCTCCGGGACCATGAACCATTGGGTGATAAATGAAGCACTGTCTCGCTTGAGAGAGGATACCAAAGTCAGCACTTTCGGAATCAGAAAAGGACTTGAATATCCATGGCCCCTTCCAAATGTTTGGAACGGCCTCACCGTCTGCAACCAGGCCGAAGCAGACGAAAAACTCCCGATATTCCTCCAGGTGCCCGGAAAGAAGTTCCTGAGCATAGAACCGTTGCTGGGGGAGATTGACATAGATCAATATCTCAGGTGCCCGGTTTGCGGTTATACCCCACACGATGTTGGTTTTCATATGGATCACCGCCTCTGCAAAGGTCCGGGTCCGGGAATAAATGCCGTTATCCTCGGCGGAGAAACCGGCCCCGGAGCGCGACCGATGCACCCGGATTGGGTCCGGTCTGTCCGCGATCAATGTGCTCCGGCCGGAGTGCCTTTCTTTTTTAAACAGTGGGGATGCGCTGTTCCGGATAGAGATCGCTTATATCGGGGAAATCTAAAAGACGCATTTTGGATGTTGCCGGATGGCACTATTGGCGACAGGCAGCCTGAGCCGGAAGGGTGTACATGGATGGCAAAATCCACAAAAGCGAAAGCCGGTCGCCTTCTCGACGGCCGGACCCATGACGATCTTCCGTGGGTGAAAAGTAAGGAGGTGGTAGCGTGACCGAGATGAACCGCAGAGTCTTTGAAGCACTGAAAAGGAAGGGAGAGTGCTGGCATGAGGAAGTGGGAGGGGAACAAGGAATCCATACATGCTCTTGTGGCATGAGAAGTTTTGATTATTACGTTTTCCTGATTCATCTAAAGAACACCGACTTCTCCACCTGGGAAGGTTTCGGGTGGGCCTGGGAGCGCTTAGACAAGAAAGTATTCATAAAATGGTTTTGTAATCAATGCTCCACTCTTTGCAATATGGACGCTTGGATATTCTGGGAGAGCCTTACCATAAAGGAAAAGATGGAAGCCCTCGACCAGTTCTTGAAGTGGAAGGAGGTCCACAATGAGCATTGAGAGGATAAAGGAGATTAAGGATTACGTTAATAGAAACTTGGGCAGTCCTGATGGCACAGAAATGGAGGACTATTACCTTAGGGAGATGAAATACCTCTTAGCCGCCCTCGCCGCCGCAGAGGAGAGGGTGAAGGAGTATCAAAAAGGGTATGAGCAAATTAGTAGTATTTTAGACGGAGAGGACTTTCCGGACGATTTCTCCTTCACTGATGTTGTTGCTGAAGAGGTATACGACACACTGAAGGAAATGGAAGCATTAGGTGAAGAAAAAGAAAAGCAAACCTCCGTCCTCGAAGCCCAACTCCAAGCAGAACGGGAGAGGGCTGAGAAAGCGGAAAAAGAAATGAACCATCTTGATATGATACTGTCAGATTATGGGGTTAAGGAATATATCTCCGCCCTCGAAGCCCGTCTGCGGGGCGTGCAGGAAGTGTATGAGAAATATCAAAGCGATCCAGGACATTTTGATAAAGAACTTTTACATAGGCCTCGATTATTGGCAAAGATACTTTTCGAGGCCATCAAAGCCGCCTCCACCCCCAAGAAAGGAGGCCCACAATGAGCATTGAGAGGATAAAGGAGATTAAGCGATTTGGAATTAATTACCGAAATGAGTTTCCGCATTTATGGTCTATTGAAGATGACGATGGACCTTACGTCCTCTATTCAGACCACAAAGCCGCCCTCGCCGCCGCAGAGGAAAGGGTGAAGGAGTTGGAGCACAACAATGCCCACCTAAAGTATGGTCTTGAGGATGCAGGTATTGATTCGAGCGCTATCGAAGCGGGTCAGTGCATTTATTTAATTATGCTTGAGAAAGCGGGAAAGCAAATCTCCACCCTAGAAAAAGAACTGAAGTGGTGGAAAACACCTTTCGATAAAGGATTGCTCGATGCAGTTAAGGAACAGGCATCTCACAAGGATAGCCTTGCCGCACAGGGGATTTACATCAATGCCCTTGAACATGAAGTGAAGCACCTCGAAGCCAGTCTCCGAGGTGTGCAAAAGGTCTATGACGAAAACGTAGACGATATAGCGGTAAATGGAATTGATGAAGAACTTAAATACACGTTTTGGGCCGCCATCGCCGCCGCCTCCACCCCCAAGAAAGGAGAATAACGGTATGAAAATCTGGATAGATGGAAGCGGTTGGAATGGAAAAGTATCGCGTTGGATGGTAGCCGCTGAAGATGGCAGAACGAAGGGTGATTGCTTCGACTACGAACGCACAAACAATGAGATGGAATATGGAGCATTGCTTGATGCGCTTAACTCCTTTGCCAAAAAGGAAGATGTAATTTACTCGGATTCTCAACTAGTAGTGAATCAGGTCAATGGAAAATGGAGAGTTAAAGAGCAAAGATTATTCGCGCTTTGTCAGGCCGCTCAAGCGCACATGAAAGAAATCGGATGTTCATTGGTTTGGATTCCAAGAGAGCAAAATAAGGCAGGACATTTATTGGAGAGTTGAACCACGGCGCGAGGAGGGGAACTTATGAAAGCAGAGGAATTGCTGGAATCCCTTAAAAAAGAAGTATTTTACTGCCATCAGAATAATACGCTTCTCAATCAGCGAATAGAGACACTTGAAGGCGAACTCAAGGAAGCTAAAGAGGCTCTGGACGCTGTTTGCGCCTTCTATCCGGAACTTTATAAACTTACAAAAGTGAAAGCCGTTTTAAAACCGTATCCGAAACTCTAAGGACACCGCCCTTGACCTTTTCGCCCTCATATAAAGAGAAATGACTGAAACGGAAGAAAAAATAATCTCCATGCTGGGAGAAGTTATCGAGAGGTTGAATCGGCTTGAACAGGCCCGGACTTCTCATCCGATGGAGTCTCAGGCATGGGCCAAGGGAAAACTTATCGAGTTGCAAAAACGGCGTGAAAATCGTAAAAGGCGGCATGGCAGTGCGATCACTCGGGATTGACAAGAAAACAGGCAAAGAAAAATTCCAAATCGACACCTACGATAAGGAGGGCGAAAGATACCGCCCAACCTTCATAGGAACAAAGGCCGAGGCTTACCAGCGAGAAAGGGATATTAAGGAACTCTCAGGCAAGATCCGGTGTCAGGCAAAACTTATTCTGCGACAAAATGAAACTCATTCTGCGACAACGAAAGATAATCGGTCACAAATTATTTTGAAAGTGTGTAGGACGCACGAATCCCTCGTCTTTTAAGGGTCTCTTTTTTTGACCTTAAATGACCAGGGAAATGGCCGTCCACCAGGATGAGTGAATCAGTAATTTGTTATCAATAGCTCGGTTACGTTTTTCTTCTTGTTGGCTCCTCCCACCAGATAAGTTGTGTTCACTTCCTTTATGTTGAATCTCTTATAAATAGATCGTATTTGCTTATTTTCATTTATAGACATAATGAACTTGCCCTCAATACCGCCCAGGATCTCAGCTATACGGCCGAAATCTTCCCGACTAAAGATCCCGTCTCCGTAATAGTCTTCGCAGCCATAATAAGGTGGGTCCAGGTAGAAGAATGTGCTAGGTTTATCAAGTCTCTCTATCAGGCGCTCGTAATGCATACACTCTATATATACCCTTGAAAGCCGAAGATGGACTGCGGAGAGTTCCTCCTCTATCCTTAATAAATTGAGATTTGGCCTGTGCGTCGTTCGCAAGGATATGGTTGGATTTTTAATCCTGCTCCCATATCCGGCCCTCAGCAGGTAATAGAAGCGAACCGCTTTTTGGATATCAGTAAGGGTCTCCGGGTTTTCTTTACGGAAGCGATCGAACTCCTCTCGGGCAACCAGAATCCATTTTAGATACCTAATAAACTCCTCGAGGTGGTTCTTGACGACTCGGTAAAGCGTGACCAAGTCCGTATTGATGTCGTTTATTATTTCCACCTTCGATTCTTCCTTTTTAAACAATAGCCAGGCTGCACCGGCAAATACTTCGCAATAACAGGTGTGCTCAGGGATCTGAGTGATGATCTTGTTGGCCAACAGGGACTTGCCGCCTAAGTAGGATAAAAAGCTTTTCATCTGGATTCTCCCTTAGATTGATTTATGGGAGTAACCCTGCTATATGCCTGCTCGCGTCACAGGGAAGCGGATGGTAGCGGGTTATCCCGTCCTGTCTTGCATACAGGGTCTAAGGGAGCTGCAACTCCCTGGAATACTGTCCGCTGTTCTTACTTCAGTTTTTCTCTCTCGGAAACGGCCGCATTCTCATGTTCTTTTAAAGAATTTGGCGCATCGGGATATTTTGATATTATGAACTCCCGAATCGACCTAATTGATTGAAGGTCAATTTCATCTAACTTTAATTTTGCTTCGGCCGCCTGGGCCGCCTTAACAGCATCGTCGTCTTTCACCCATTTTTCCCCGTCCCATTTTGGGTAATCGCAGGGAATTTGATCCGTATAGCCGACAGGGATGGGACCGAGTGCAACCATAGCATTCACATGGGCATCCACGGTGCTATAAATAGTTTTTCCCCGATTGTCTTCTATGTATTTCCATTCACCAGCCTGAAATACTCTCGCGTATCCCTCTTTTTCCGCGGGGGGCTCAACAGCTGTCGCGTGAGCCGGGATAAGATATCGGCCTTTTTCACGAGGATCAGGGCGGGCGTCTTTTGTGCTTACATATTCGCCTGTTGTTGGATCGTAATTATAGATTTCCATAAACCCCCCTTAGTATTTTATGCAGAACATTACATTGGTATTGACTGGCCGGGTCTCGTTGCCACCTGTCGAACTCGAAGTTCCTGGAGTTGTGCTGTCCAATCTCCAATGGTTTTCGCTTGGTCCGGTTTGAAAATTATTAGATTGAGGCGCTGGACCGGCTGTATGAGTATGGGCTTCAAATTCGTCGGTCTGCTCTGTTCCCACATGATCACCCGCTGAGATCGTTGCGCCCGTAGCCGAAGGCGCTGTGCGGCTGGCCCTATCGGGATCGTTAGCCGACCCGTGCGCCCATCCTCTTAAAAATCTGCCGCGGTAATCCGGTAAGGTAAAATGTGCTCCGTCAGCTGCACCGTATAATGTGCCCAGGGCGGCGAATAACGTCGCATAGGAGGCGCGGCTGAGGCTTGACCCGTCACATTCAAGCCAGCCGTCAGGTGGAGTTTCCGTCGTAAATCCCATGACTGCACCTGCGGGAATGACCTGCCCTCCGTCTCCGTCTTCATCAAGCCCCAGGTGTCTGTGATTATTTAAAGCATTCAGAAAAGTAGCTGTAACTTTTGTACCGACAATGCCCTGGCTCGGATCGCCATCTACGAATACTGTTTTGCTCATAACACCCCCTTATATTTTGAGAAGACGCGATAGAGTTATCTGCCAAATATCGGCTCTATAAAAAGCAGTGCTGAAATAGTCCATCCCAACCCTGCCGAAAATTCCCAAGCGGCAAAATACGATACCGCCGCACACAGGCATATAAAACATGCGGTACAGAGCAAAGGTTTCATTATGTCTTTCCCTCTTTCATGATTTACGATTAGTACCTGAACACTCTTAATAAGGAGAAGCCGGAGGTGTAAAATTCTCTATCCACAGAGCTTGTCCATTTACAAAATGAAATTCATCAATATAAGTAAAGTAATCCGACATCCCTCCTACTCTTTGAATTCCATCATGGTCTTTTAACGTCCCCTCCAATGCAACCGAATGGAAAAGTGAACCATTATCATACGCATTAAAATTATTACCGTCTCTAACCAAAGCCAAATGATGCCAAGCATTTTGTGTAAAAGCTGAACTGGACAATGTTGAGCTTGACCAATTGGAATCTCCACTTATAGTTAATTGTAACCTTAATTTCCCCCCTTCTAATTTAACTAACAAAGGATAAATGCCCGAAGAATCCACAAGTGCAAACAAGGTCCCACTGTGCCCATATTTATAGAACCATAAATCAACAGTAAAATTATTACTTCCCACAAAAAAGTCTGCATGGTTGGGAGTAGAAATGTACCCTTGATCGGGGTGATTATAAAGGCATGCAGTTCCAAATTTCTTATCAGATTGCGTTGTAAATGAACCTGTTGAACTTCTTGTCCAAGTCTTTCCCGTCTCATCAGTGAAGACAGTTCCAGCTTCTGAGCCATCAAGATGCAGGAGAGCGGAGGTATAGGCATCCGTGGCCGCCGCCGGCACCCCGCCCCCTACCGTCGTGACGTTCATCCAGGAATCAGCCGGAGGACTCCAAGGATTGCAGAGTAAAAATAAGAGAATGAGGATTATGCGTTTCATAGGGGATCTCCTTAATTCGTATCCGTCCAAGTACCGGAGCGCCCAAGCGTGTACCACGTGTTCGCGTCCTTGGCTATCAGACAGATGAAGTCACCCGCCCCGGAGGCCGATGTAATCGAATCCCCGGCAGATAAGGCCGTACCGTTCAGAACGATCGTATCCCCATCATCAGGATTGATAACGATTGCCGCCGCTGTGGTGGAGTAAACGCAAATGCTCATGCCCGTAGCAGCGCCGGGAAGGTTCCAAGTTCCCGCGCCTGTGGCCCAAAACATCGTGCCGTACATCCCCGCCGTGGTCATTTGGGCTTGCGTCATTCCGTCTGCATCGGCATTGGTGTTGACCGCGCCTGTGATGGTGCCGGTAGTGGCAAACTTAAGGGAGCCGATATCAAAGGCTGTGGCCGAGATTGTCGGGCTGAAAGTCGTATCTGCGGCAACCGTGGGGCTGAAGGTGAAGTCCACCCCCGTACCGAAATTAACCGGGGAGATTGTCCAGAGCTTTGTTGCGTCAGTGGCATCCTTGAATTGAGCGGCAGAGTTATCAATTAGGATGGAAGTATAGACCCCAAGCACTCCGGCTGCGTTATATCCGACTATTCCACTGGCAACCGGAGCAAGCCACTTCCAGCCTGTCGCCTCCGTGGAAAGGGCGTAGGGGATACTATAATTAGCTCCTACCGTGAGTTTGGCGGCAGTTCCGTTTCCCGTCCCGAGAGCCAGGTCGCCCTTCGCGGTAAAGATCGCGTCTGTGGCTACCGAACCGGACCCTGCCGGCTGAATCGGCACAGGCGGTGCCGCAAAAGCAACCCCGGAAAGCATCAGGATTATTAACGTGAGCGCGAATAGTTTTTTCATGGTGATCCTCCTTATAAATTGTGCTACAATTCGGTCATGAAAATGGTCAAAGCCTATATTTTGATATTTTCAATTGTTCTTATCATCACCCCTGTTGCATCCCACTCTTTCGATGAGTGGAGCAAGCGGGACATTGCGCTCGAATCCGCCTGGATCACTCTCAATATCATTGATTGGTCACAGACTAGATACATTTCAAAGCATCCCGAGTTCTATGAGAGCAATCCTATTCTCGGAAGGCATCCGAGCATATCCGCGGTTGACACTTACTTCGCCGCTGGAACTCTTTTGCATATTGGGGTTACTCATATCCTGCCTTCTAAATACCGCCCCTACTGGCAGATGATTACGATTATGGGGTCCGGTGCCTGCGTCATAAATAATAACCGCATTGGAGTCGGATTAAATTTCTCATTTTAATATTTCCAGCCGCTTATTTTGAGAGTTATATTGCCCCCTCCACCCGCGGACTCCGTATAATAGATTGACTGGGGATTAGTGATCGGCATTGTGATCGGCATATGTAAAACCAAATTACCCGACGCACCTTGTATGTGGACCCACCACGAAGAACAGGATGCGCTTTCCGGAGAAAACCAGCACCCTGCCCCTGTAGCTGAATCCTTTGATACTTTTACGTCGAAAGTCGCCTCTTTGGCCGTAACGGGAATGAATCCGGACAGATCAAGCTCTGTTGTTCCCGGGATGGCATCATCGTCAATAATTGTATAGTACATTGACGATACTACGTTGCCTACTTGGTTGATTACATTGAAATCAGTATTATTGTAAATTGCCCCTAAAAGAGCTTTGTATGTATATCCGGAAGGCAGCGTCGGGGCGGTAGCGCTGAGAGACAAGAGTCCGGCCGTTGTAGCTCCGTTGTTTATAACCCAAATGTAATACCATCCATTTCCCTCGGACCCTGTATCAAGGCCATTCGCACCGCTGGCCGTTATGTCTACGGTCAGATTAACAGCAGAAACACTTTTGGCGATCCCCGAACTGTCCTGGAGAATTATTTCATCGGCATCAATGTCCATCTGGTAAGTGGGATGAGTTGCATTGTTTTTGATTACCAGCCCCCGCGCCGCATCTCGAACAGGCATGACGTACGCGACCATTGGGCCGGATAAAGTAATGGTCCACGATGTTTCAGTTCCGCTCCCAAAGATAGCCGTCACGTTGACCACAAGAGCCCCTGTGCCCGCGTTGTAGCTCGTAACCTCCCCGTGCATCCAGTTTGTCGAGTCGTGAGCTATCTTCACGCTCTGGCCCACCTGGTAGCTTTTTGAGGCATCCACGGTAAGAGACTGTGCGCCGATCCCGATCGTCAGAGAGGTTGTACTCGTAGACGTGGTATCGTTCAAATTCATAGCCACCGCGAGCGCGTTCAATTCGGTCGCGAGCGTGTTTATTTGACTGCGAAAAGTAGATAATGCGGCCACAAACGGATCAGCCAAGTCATCGAACGTCGACGGCGAAGATGTGCTCGGCGCGGTAGGTAATGCGCTTATTACTGTTGTCATTTTATATTTCCTCCAATTCAAGGGTCACTTGTGTCTTGTTGTTGTTTATGGCCGCGAACGAAAACTCCTGATAATAACCAAGGATCAAAAACGATTCAAAAAAGTCGCTGGTCTCATCTTCAACCCCATACCAGACGGCGGGAGCGGCGTTCACTTCATCCTTGATCGCCCTGACCTTATTTAAATATTCCTTTTCAAGCAGGAGCGTTTGTGAGGTTTTAGGCTTGTTTGGCCGGGGCACGAGCGTTGCATTTCCGAAGGTATCCCGGTCAACGGTAGAAAAATTCAGAGTGTCACATGACGGCTGCGGTTTCATTTTCCCGATATATTGAGAATTGCCAATGATACACGCTCCACATGAAGCGTTTCCGCTGCTACTCGTGATTGCTACCGTAATGACAGCGCTCTTGAAGGGCGGGAGTTCGTAAATAAGCAATGCGGATTTGCTGTCAAACTCGCCAAAGAAATAGTCATACCAGCCTGCAGTTTGCCTCGTGACAAGGCTTTCTGTTTTTGTATAGACCGTCACTCCGCCATCCGTGACGGCTATAGTCACTGAATCGGCAACAAGGCCCATGAGCGCTATTGTATTGACACGCACTCCCGGCGTCAATACAACCGTGAGCGGGGACGCGCCTGTCGTTTTTGTATTCCGGTAGGCGTCAAACATTGCCCATTTATTCGTCGGCCCAATTTCAGCCCATACCGGCGAGTCCTTTAAAACGTCCGTGGGGGGATAATTTTTAGAATTGCTGGCCGCAAGCGATTGATAAACCTTATGCACGTTGTCGGTTGCCGCCGTTATCGTCGGGTGTGCTGCGCCCTGGTCAGCTAATTTCGCCGCTGTCCCGGTCACTCCGATTTCTTCGCCCAGGGTGAAGGACCCGGTGCGCTCCCGGACGTAATAGGTTTTGGATGTGACTTGAGACACGGCAACACAGGTTTTTCCGCTCGATTGTCCCGTGATGATATCGCCCGCCGCCCATGCCGTGGCCGGCGCCACATCTAACGTGAGTATTTCCAGACCTGATGTGATTTGAGCATATTCACCGACCCCATAGGTCGTGTTCATGGCAAATTCATTATAATCAGCTTCTGTTGACACCGTCGAAGAGGTCAGTATCGAATCTGTGATTTTCAAGGGCGGAATGACTCGCATTTACACAGCCTCCGTCAACATCGAATCGCCATCCCGGGTTACCCTTTGGAGGACGTTCGACGTTTTCTTTCCATACGCCTTTAATTCCGTAACCTCTTGCCTGAGTAACCTGATCTCCGCCAACAGCTCCGGGCTGTCCGCCCCTACCACTGTCGCCGGGTAACCATTTTTGGGACTGATAATCAGTTCCGTCCCGTGCAACTGCGCCAGGTATCCGCTATCAGGCCCGGAAGAGATCCCGCCATTGTCAAACCCGCTGATGGCCCTCAGATAATCCAGCCTTGATGAGTAATCGGACTCGCTGCGGCTTGATGCAAGATCCTCTAAATAGGAATAATACTGGTCTGCTGATTCGGCCATCTGCATGAGAGCGACGTAGGCCGCCTGCCCTGCATCAGTTGTTATGTCCAGGGATTCAACTATCGAGCGGTAGCCTGTCCGGGTCCCCGGCAGGTCGTAACCGTAAGCACCTAAGCTGCTGATCAGATCGGATTTAAGCTTCGCTTCTTTCTCAGAGTCAGTGAAAAACTTGTCGTAATAGGTTTCCATGGCGTCGGTCAGATCCTCGAGAGATCCGGCAATGTCAATCAGCGCCTCACTGAAAGCGATCGCCTCTGTTGTCGTACCCTCGAATGCCTGATTGGTCTTATCCAGCCAGTACTCGATCACGGCCTTGTCCTGGATTATGCGGACTGCCGTTTCCAACAGGCCCTCGTTGAGCTGCTGGTATTGCTGCAGGATATCGCCGAACAGGGACTTAACAGCGGTATCGCCCACGGCAGAGATTGCGGAGGAAATAGCGTCGCTGATTTCGTCTGTGCTCAGGTCTTTGAGGTTGAGCGTAAAGCCGCTGAACGTATAATTAAGGGTCTTGGTCATATCGGCGCCGAGACCGGCCGCGATTGAAACCAGAGTGTCGCTGAGGTCTTTATATACGAGCGTAAACAGAGCCCGCGTGTCCCCGCCCATGGCCTCGTAATAGGTCTGATATGAGGTCTTGTCTTTTTTAAACCAGCCGCCGTCAACGGTCTTTTTGATCGTGTTGTAGTACTCGCCGTAGATTCCGGCGCCGCCCAAAAGATCGCTGATGGATTTCCCATAGACGCTGATCCCGGATTCGGTCATTTCATAGCTTGTACGGCCGCCGAAGAGTCCGTTGATGACATATCCTACGCCCTTGCTGATTGCGGTGTTGATTCCGCCAAGTATATTTGCCCCGCCTGAATTGAACAACTTGTCCAGCATTGTCGGCCCGAAGTTCACAAAATCGCTGAATGCCTCCATGTTTTTCAGGAACTGTGTCTCGTACCCGCCCTTGTAGCCTTCCGAAACCGAGACAAATGCTTTTGCACTGCCGGTGCTCACAATGCTCGTCACAAGCCCTGTGATATTTTCGTTCAGGTCCTTCATTTCAGAATAGATGCCGGACAGCTCCTTGTATTCCATCTCATAAGTGTCCTGGAGCATCTCATAGGAGTTGGCTACAGATTGACTGCCCTCTTCTGAGCCCAGGGTTGTCGCGCTGGACGTGGCTACCGAATAGGAAGATGAGGAGGCAGAGCCGCCATTGACGGTTTCCCCGATGCTGGAGAGCAAAGAGACCATGGCGGCCGTCATGGTGCTTATCCGGTAAAAAGCGGTGTAGGGGTCCCCCAGGCCCTGGGTTGCTATTGCGGCGACGGCCTGAACGACGGCGACGCTGCGCTGCGCTATCTCCATGGCCCGGGCGGCATTTTCCCAGCTCTTCGCAGACTCCGACCCCTCGGCATAAATGCTTGCCATCTGCGTAAATGAATTCTCAAGTGCGCCGTAGCCAGCCGCGATGTAATCGGCTTTCCTTTTGAAGAGGTCGTATTCGAGCTTGCCCTTTTCGTCGGCCGCCCATTTCGCCGCGGCCACATCATCTTTATAGAGTTTCGCCCGGCGCTTCTGCTCTTCATCAATCCAGGCAAAAACCTTGTCCCGGTATTGATCCTCATAGCCTTCAATCTCAGAATAAAACGAGGCCTGGGCGGCGAGTTTCTTTATCAGTTCATCCTGCATTTTCGCGGCGACATATTTGTTGATATCAATTATATCGCCCATTTCCGCCCGCATGAGGTTCGCCCGGCGCGTTATCGCATCCTTAACTGCTGCGGCGGACTCATCTGAGAACGGGCCATTAACGGCATTTACATATTCCTGTTTCTGCCTTATGGCATCCTTGACGAGCCTGTCCTGGAGATGGAGCCTTTTCAGGTATTCGTCAAAATCTTTTGTTGCGGCATTGAGGGCGGCGTCCTCTTTTGCCTTTTCAGCCCACAAATTAATGGTGGCCGTCGCATCAGCAAGGCCCTTGTATTCCTTCAGGTCGTCTTTGTATTTGGCGACCTTCTCGTCTATTTCCGCCAGTTTCTTGTCGAACTCTGAAAGTCCGGAGGTATTGATGTCGGTCTCGAGCTGCCGCCTGATATCGGCCCACTTTTCGGCGAGTTTTTCCTGCTTCTTCAGTTCCTCCTGATCTTCCAGCGGTTTTGGTTTCCACTTTTTCGCGGCATCGGCCTGCCTTATGGCCGATTCTTCTGCGGCCCTGGCCTGCCGGTCATATTGGGTTATCGAGTCGGCAATGCCTTCCGTTAATATCTTCCTGTTGGCGATGCTGAGCTTTTCAACCCTTTCATATCCCTTCTTTGTCTCTTCCCATGCTGTCTTTGCGGCAGAGATTTGACCGGTAGCCAGCAGTCCGGCAGCGGCGGCCGCCTGCCCTATCATCTTCGCCAGTTCGTAAGTGAGCGTGACGGAGTTCCCGAGGAATTCGCCGATCGGCTTCAGGGCAGCGAGCACCCCGCCCCAGCCGTAAGCGATCGCGGAGACAACGGGGGCGATGTCTTTCAGGATCGGCCCAAACCCCGACAAGATCCCCCAAATTGACCCGAGCGTGTTCGACACAATGGACCAGGCTACGTTGATACCGCCCTGGATTTTACCCTTATGATCTTCGAGCAGCTTGTTCATGCCCTTGACGGCTTCGATTATTTCTCCATAGACCGCGAACATGCCCCCGCGCAGGACCTGCGTAACGGTCGTGTCAATGGTTGACTTGACGGCCATCCATTGATTTTCTAGCAGGGCAGTCGCCGGCCCGAACCCCTCCAGCAAATCCCCGATGTGCTCGAGGACGGTCCCCTCGGCTCTCCAGGTTTTCAGGTTTTTCTCGATTTCCGGGTCAATGGCCTTGATGGTCTGCAGCATCATGGACGTGTTTTCATTTGCCCCGGTCATGAGGGCGCGGATCTCTGTATTGATCTGCCGCATGATCTCTTGGCCTTGAGTCATGAGCGGCAGGGCATTCGATATCCGGGTGAATGATTCAATCTGTTTTTGATTGGAGGCGTCCAGGAAAACACCCTGCCGGGCGAAAGCGTTAGCCAGGGCCGTAGTCTCCTGCCCGGAAAGCAGGGTCTTTGCCGCGATATTCTCCAGTATCGGCACTATTGCGGATGAATATTTCAGTGCCGCCTGCCATTGCTCCGCCACACTGACGCCCTTTGCCCTCTCTGAAAAGGTCAAGACCATGGCGGCCATTGAGGCGACAGACTGACTGTAAAGTTCAACCGCCCCGAATCCTTTTTCAAACACGGCAATAAAGGGGCGTGCTATTTGCTGGATGGCATACAGGGACGCGGCCAGGCTTGTGGATAACCTGAAGTAATTATTCTTCATGTTTTCCAGCATCGACACCTGTCTGCCGTATTGCTGCTCGTTTATCCGGGTGAGCTGGTCGTTCTTTGCCTGCTCGGCCCTGAGAATATCGTTCGCGGTCGCCTTGTGGGAATTGGCGATCATGTTGTAAGAGTTGGTGATCTTCGTCCGCATGAGGTCGAACTCTGCGGATGATTTGATTCCGAGGTTTTTAAAATTCCGCTCGATATTCAGACTGGTCTGAGTGGCATCCTGCAGGAGCTGCTTTTGCGCCTTGGTTGCAGGCTCAAAATCTATCCCGATTTCCGCAAAGATTGTCCCTGTGGGTTGCGCCATTATTTTCCTTTGAGCATTGCCCTGACAGCTTCAAGGGCCGGTCTTAAAAATGGCTTGGCTGGCATTTTAACTGTGCCATATTCGACAAACCGGGCATAAAATACTTCTCTGTTCCCAGCATAAATTCGGACATTGCTCTTGGGATCACCCTTGAGCCTTACCACGCGAATTGATTTCTTCAGGGCCCCGGCTTCCCTCTTTGACCATTTCCCTTTTCCCTGAGGGACATCCTTCCCGACAGGCACATTCTGCCGAGCCTTATCGGCAACTTTCTCGGCAATCTCCTGCAGACGGTCCATGGTATTGGCCCTTATTTCAGCCAGGACAGGTTCGGGATTCCAGCTTGCCACCCTCATTGTTTTTCCTGATCCCGCTCTTTTGCTTTTTCCTTCACAATCGCCCTGCTTACCATTTTCACCTGGTTAAAGATCTGCATCCGTCTTTTCTTCCCGGTAATTTCCAGTATATTCATTACCGATTCGACTGATGAACTCGGCAAGGCGACTATCATTCCGTCCATGCCCGCCCTGATCCATTCATCTCCGCACAGGTTGAATATTTCCAGGGCTTGACGGTTTTCCGGGTATGGATCATCCGGCCTGCATGTTTCGCAGGGGGGAGGTCCGACGCCCTTGATCTCCCCCTTCTCAAAAGGCAACTTGGTATTTGCAGCCTTGTATGTCGCCCGGCAATCTTCGCAACTCAGCCGCCCTATGCAGGCTTGCCAGATTGCGAAGGATCTGAGTTTTTTTCAGATTCCTCTTTCTCGGCCTTTTCTGCTATTCCGAGAGCCTTCAATTTCTCATTTACAAAATCCCGGAACGTAGAATCCTTCATCCGCATAAGGGCGGTCTTAGTTTTCGCATTGCACGGGATAGGCTTCTCGTTTTTATCAAAGAAATCCTCCCATGCGAGTATCGTGCAGTCGTCCAAGAGCGCGGAGGCCTTAGCCTGGTCCGGAATTTTATAGTTCAGGATCTGCGGCTGCTTGCCTTCCACTTCATGCAGGTACGGCCTGTTTTCGTTGGATTCCTTTTCGATTCTCAGGTAATCCTCAACTGTCGGGGCTCGCAACTGCACGCGCCCGCCCCCCGGATAATCGAACCACACGCTTACGCTTTCCTCGAAATCGAATATCATAAAGCTCCTTTCTATTTTTACAGGCTTCCGCCATGAAGCGTGGTTGTCGCCAAGGCCGCTTCGGAGGTCAAAACATCTCCCACTTCCAGGGTAATCGTTCCGAGCGCAACAGTCAGGATCCTGTAGGTTCCGTCATTCGACGTTGAGCCTTCAACGATCAGGGTCTGTCCGGCAAGGAAGCCCGCCGTTACAAATCCATTTCCAGAATCCGTAATCGTTGCACTCGTTGTGCCGGGAGTGACGGCCGCGACAAATGCCATCGTGGGAGTTGCAACGTCAGTTTTATGAACTGTAAAGTAGGCATAGAGACCATTGACGCACCATTTACCCGACAGAGGATAAGTTCCGTTTTTGTTCACCTGTCCGGGGGTGTGTTCGACAACCTGAAATCCGGCTTCCGAATCGTTTGCCGTGTCGGCCGCAAGGAAGTCGTCGGTGTCCGTGTCGATATAAACCCTGGCATCGGTGAATTTCGTGTTCGCTTTCAGATACGCCTTGAGTTGATCCTGTCCTTTTGTGTCCCCGAAAACCATGTTTCCGGAATAGGATATGTCCCCGTGCTTTCCGCCGCCCGCGTCCTGGACCGAGAAATCGACTCCGAACTCTTCACTTTCTATTACCGATCTGGTCAGGGAAGGAAGGGTGAGCTGATTAATGCCTTTGACGGTCGACTGATCCACAGTGCCGTATTTCAAAACAATCGCCGCGTTAACTCCAAGTTTTCTGTTTACGCCCATGATTTGTTCCTCCTATAGATTAGAATTTTTCTACCAAAATTGAATACTCTACAGCCCAATGCCGTAATAAATTAGAAGCATCCGGGGAAACTATGTCGTCAGTCATCGTGATCAGGTTCGTCCGGTGCATTCTCAAAAGAATATCTCCGCCTGTAATCGCCAAAGTACATTCATCAAAAAGAGCATCGAGGGCTGCGTATATATCCGCTATCTGCGCAACAGATGAAGATGTAGAGAAAATGGAAAATTGGATAAGGATGTTTTCAAAATCTTCCGTGAATGTCTTTTCCGGATTGCTCGTTACAATGAACCAAACAATATACGGGAATATGACTTTAGCGGGAGCCTGGTCGAGAAATATTCTCCCGCCTACCGCAGTTGATAATGCCGACCCCGATGTTTTTGTCGTTATGGCGGTCAGGAGATTTTTCACGCCGCCTCCTTGCACAACAGCTCGAGCATTTCATTGCGCTCATTCGGGTTGATGATGCTCACAATCGAGAAATAACGATTCCCGAACTTCCCGCGCCAATATGGTTTGAAAACACTGCGATAGTGCAGCCTTACCCTGTGTGTTGCAATCATTGCCGGGGCACTCGCCCTTATAATTTCATTTGCCGATATCGGCCAAATCGAGCACCAGACTGTACAGACATCAACCCAGGTAGTCGTGAATCCGCTCATGCCGTCGGGCACCTTCGTTTCTTGCTGCCAGGTGATTCTTTTGTCGAGGTCGCCGCTCCGCATTTAAAAACTCCAAAGTCTGTATGAGGCCAGCAATCGGTCAACCGCCTTATTCTCCACGTACCCGCCGGCTGTCGTGAAAGTCTGCGCCTCCCGGTTCCTGTACAGGTCCTCGCCGATCATCTTGATTGCCGCCCTGATTGCGTGAGGGACATCCGCAGCCGCGTCCCCGTACCCGCATTCAAACCTGATCGTAATCGGATTCGAGGGGAAAAGGGTTTCTGACGGCCAACTCACTCCGTAAGGGAGCACGATCCGGCCCCGCTGCTCGCCGTTTGTTTCAACAAGGTATTCCGTCGTGACCGTCATTGTGGTCTCGGTGCCGTCCGAGTCTTTGTATTTGACTGACGTCACGCTCTGCAGGTTTCCATAGGGCAGCTCGATATAATCTTTGTCCGGCCATTCATCCAGAAAGGCGTCCCAGGTCTGAGAAATCAATGCCCGCCGGGTTACATTTTCGGCGTGCTGCCGGGAAGCGGTTATGAGTGCATTGAGCAAATCGCTCTCGGCCACGGTCGCCTCTTTTACCAGGACCGATGTCCCGAATTCGCACGCGGCTACGAGGGTTTTCGAGGCCGTCCGGATATACGCCTTGCTCCCGGTGTATTCTTTTTCCTGGATTACGGTGTCATTGGACTCTGTGACCTGAGTAAACGTCCCCCCGGTCCAGTCCGTATAAGTCACGTTGTCGTCAGATTCCTGAATCTTCACATCAATCGTCCCGCCGGTCCCGTTGTTTACGGGCTGGAGATAGACGAGGGCCTTTTTCCCGAGGACATTGACGCCGGTCCCATAAAAAGTGTATCCGGTCGTTACCGGGTGCGATCCCGCCGCCGTGCACGCATACAGAGTCATGTTTTCGGCGAGCGTGTCCGGATCAATCCGCAAATGTTCGCAGAACTCGCTGAGAGAAACAGGCTCAATTGCTGGGGCGCTGTATAAAACGAGTTTCATCTCCACGCCCCTTTCAGGTTCTGTTTCAGCTTCCGGCCCTGCTTTACGACAAACCAGAAAATCAATGACAGGACTGCGCAGAGCTTTTTCACTTATCCCCCGGAAGTGGACTCTGCTTCAGGTAATTTGCCGCGGCGACAAATCCGGAAACTAGGGCAACAGCGCCGACTTTCGGCAGACCCTCTGTAAGATTGAACGTTTCCGGGGCAACTATGATTACCGTAACCGAGTTTGCGGCTGCGCCTATGACCGCGCTTGCCAAACCCTTCAACCAGTGTTTCCAGTCCATGTGCTTTCTCCTATGGTGCTTCTAAAATCGGTCTGTCATTTTTCGGGTCTGCCGCTGAGGCCGCAAACGCTCGTACTGCGTCGTACCAAGCCCGCGCCCGCAACTCGTACATGCCGTCCTCAACGCAAAGACGGTAAAGGAGATAGTCTAAGGCCTCCCGGCATTCAGGCGGCAGAAGTTTCTCCCTGATGAGCTGGTAGCCTCCATCATGGAAAAACGCCCCCCTCATACTCGAGGGCGTGTCGATTGTGGGGCCGCTCGGGCCGTCACAGGCATACCCTTTTTTGAGGATCATAATCCCCGAAGGCCTCAGCTCGATATATTCTGTCTTGATGTCATAGCCGGTTATCCCGGACATGACGGAGCAGTCATCGGCGAGCTGGTACTTGTAGCCTTCTCGGTATTTGATGCTCATGGTTCCTTGCCTCTCTCTTCAAAGGTGCATTCTGCCATGGGCTTATTCTCTTCCGATTTGAAAAACTCGCATTCTTCAAACGGTGCGCCCATTCCCATGTGAAAGCAGGCTTTCCCTGGCTGGGGGCAATCCTGGTGAGTAAAACGGGTCACCATGTGATTGACCGTTTCCCCTTTGAATTTGTTCGGGTCCAGGTTCATCACTTCATCCCAAAACAGATAAGGTCTGCCTCTCGCGCTGCTTCCTCTGAGGCAATCCGTAGGCTTTCCCGCAGGCTCACTTTCCCCGCCTGCGCCAACTTCAACCCGGAGATAAACCCCTCGACCATCGCCTGTACCCGCGCCGTATTTTTATTCGATTTGTCAATGTTGACCTTCACGTTCACGGCGGTCACAACTCCATTAATGGCCGCGACGATAACGGGGTCTTTGACAACTGAGACCAACAAAGGCACGGCATCAGAAACAAGCTTATCGAACTTGATCGAATCACTTTTAGACGCCTCAATCAGTGCCTCTGAGTGGGACAATATCGGCGCAATCAGGCCGGGGTTATTCTTTCCCACCTCGTACCCGGCAATGGAAGCCATCGACCGAATCGAGGCAAGTTCCGTGTCTGTGTTGATCTGAAGGCCGGAGCAGCCGGCCAGAGAAAACAGCATAAGAAACGCGACTATGAGAGCGAATATTTTTTTCATTTAAGCCTCCTGAAAGAATTCATGATGTTCGATTGTCTTGACCACCTTCATGCCCGCTCTAAGCCATTTCTCTTTTACGCGCGGGGCAACTTCCGGGTTCAGGTACTGGCAACAGTGGACGGCCGCAAGATCAGGGTCGCGGGGAATCTCCCCCTTGAGCATACCGACTGCAATCCCGAAACAGGCCTGTAGGGACGTTCTTTTTTTGTATTCCTCGTCCCAATTGGCGGCTATCCTCACAGCCTCTTCGTAATACTCCCGGCCCGCTTCCGGCATGGTCCAGCTGAACTGCCACGGCATAAGAATGACTTCGTGAATTGTGTTGCCATCCCATTTCCTGTGATCGACTCTCTCCAGGACCGCCGTTCCAACGGCTATTTTGCCGTCCAGGGGCTCGCCGCCCGCTTCCCGCTCTATGCACAGGCCCAAAAGCTGATCGTCGCTCAGGGCCGCGAATATGGCCTTATCCGGCTTTCTCATTTGCTGGCCTCGTGGAGAATCACGGCGGTAGTTTTGGGTTTACAGTCGGAAGCGCCGCAATCAATCGCGTGGCCGTGAGTATTGGCCCGGTCCCACAACTCTTTGATGTCGATCTTTATCCAGCCGACAAGAAACAGCGTCAGTGCCTGCATCCCGCCGAAAATCCAAAGCAGTGTCGTTTCATTCATTGCCTGCCGCCCCCGTTTATCTTGTGCAAACCAACTCGATTGTATAATTCGCGCTCGGTGTCGCCTGGTTAGAGACTTTCAAGGTCAAGGTCTCGGTTATCGCCGGAAACCTGTATGCCGTTGTAATCGTGTTGTAGGGGAGCACATCCAGCGTATTTGTAGCGTGGATAAGGTTTGCCCCCTTTCCGCCCAGCAAGTCCTGCCCGCGCATGAGAATCTGAACGTCTGCCGCATCCGGAGCCGTGCCGCCGGATGTTGGATAGGCTACGACCTGATAGAGATAATGCGTGCCCTGGAGTATCGCCAGATTCGCCGCGCTCAAGGCTGTGTCCGGAATGCTTCCATCGTCGGCAGAGCCTGTGCAGACGAATTTGATAATCGTGAAGCCGCCGGTGTAAGCGGAAACATCTGTTTGTGTGCAGGACCCGGCCGCCCAACTGGAGCCCGGAACTATTAAGGCCGCTATGATGGCGGCTATCAAAAGCAGCTTTTTCATGATTCCTCCAAAAAGGGAGGGCCCGAAGGTCCTCCCGGGGTTGAGATTAAGCCTCGTATCCGTCGAGTTCGATCAAGAACTTGCCTGCCGTGTAAGCCGCCGCCGTCCCGCCCTCTCCGCCGGTCAGATACAAATAAGCATTTGCAGCCGGTACAGCAGATAGCCCCTTCGTTGTGCCGAGAGTCCACGCTCCGCCAGACGTCAAAAGCGCGGTTTCAGTAAGATCTCCGATTGCACCGTCAAAAACACCCGTCGCCTCTGTTGCGGAATACAGGTCGATGTCGTCTGCTCCGCCGGCCGGAACTTCTAGGCAGGTCATTCTACCGGACAATATTGTCCCGTTTTTTGCCGCAGTGATCCGTCCGAGATACGCCGGGTCTGTGCCCTGACCGATGATGTCAAGGTCGGTTGTGGATGAAGAAAGCCCGGTCAGGTCAATCAGAATCGAGGTCCTGATAATATCCCCGATGCGGATCACTGAGGATTTGAACACGGTTCCGGTCCCGCCGGAAATGCCCGCGCCGGGGGTGCCGTTGGTGAGGCTTTCCAGATTTAAGGTTCCGCCGGACTCGATTGCGATTTCACCACCGGATTCAACGGTAATGACGCCACCGCTTGCTACTACCAACTCATTCCCGCCCTGCTTCCGGTAAACGCCGGGCTGATAAGTTTCATCTGCCATTTTTAAATTCCTCCGTTCATCCGTTGGTTGCCCCCGGACAGGGCCGGATTTACCCTGCCCGGAGTACCCACTTAAGGGACGGTAATTAAGAACCTACTACAGTGGTCCGCGCCGAAGTCGTGGAACTGAGGCCGATAGGGGCGGTTTTCCCCTTGTACCTGATCGCATGAATCTCGCCGAAGGCGATATTTGCGGTCCCGGAAGTTCTCACGCCCTGGACATATCGCTTGAGGGGCTTATAGACATCGACAATCAACAGTTTCCCGTTGACATCATCGTTGACCGCGCTTGTAACGGTCGCCGATGCTCCGGTGATGGCTGCCATACCGGTATCCGAATCCGCTGTATTCGCTTCCGCTTTCAGGGTTGCAACTCCTGTGGCAACCGAATCCGTGATCGTTGTAAAAAACACTATGCCGTCATAGCCGCTCATGTCGAATCTGGTGCTGTTATCATCGGTGCTGTCGGCCGCTCCAACTGCGGCTCCCGCATAATTGAAATCTACATTCTTCGAAAGGTTCATAACTCAGACCTCCATTTCTTATTTTGGGGCGGGGATATTTCACCCCGCCGATTTGATTAACCCAGCTTCACGCGGGCGAAAGCCTCTTCCAAGACCGGCATGCCGTCGCTTTCCAACCTGCCGATAAATCCGATCTGATTGGTTGCCGCATAAAGCTCGTTGAGCCTCTGGATTCTCATACTGAGGGCGTCGGCAATCCAGTAATAAGAGAAGTCTCCAATTATGCCGACATAGAGTCCGGTCGTGAACGTGTTCGGGCAGTATTCGGACATCTTGTAGGGACGCGCCAGAATCATATCCGGCTGTCCGCCCTTGATATCCGGATTCCAGATGTACTGGCCTTCTCCGTCCTTCAGCTTGCGGAGCATCTTGATGGCGTCACGGTGGAATATCCAGGTTGCGCGGGGGTGATACTGCGCCTTCAGACTATAAAGGGCGTTGATCAGGCCGTCTGTCGTAAAGGATGTTGCTAAGTTGCCAGTGGAAACGTCACGGGAAGTGCTGATCCCGAAGCCCGCCGTAGCCGCCGTAAACACGCCCATGGGCTGATTGGACCCGGACCCGTTCAGATAACAATTCTCTGCTGTGATCCCGAATTTATAAGCCATGCGTCCGGTAACCAGACTCTCGACATCCATCGCGGAGATCCGAAGAAGCTTTTCGGAAACTTTAATCAACTTCGCCAGGGGGTGAGGGGTAAGTTCCCGCTTTCCAAAAGACAGAGTGCTATCCTCTGTTCCCGTTGCGATTTCAGCGGTCCAGGACGGATCTGCGATATCGTTATCCATCGAAGGTGCTCCGAGGGATTCCGATTTGGTAACCGGGTAAACGGTTGCCAGTCCGCGGATGAATACTTCGTTGTCCATCGCCATGATAAGTTTCAGGACAAACTGGGGCGGAGCGACAAGGAAGCCGCCGTAAATATCTGCATCGGCCTGAAGGGCACGAAGCTCATCGCCGCCGACTGCCTGAAGGCCACGGGCCAGGAAGGTATTGAAGGCCCTCTGTTGAACATCGGCATTTGCCGGAAGGGCAATTTTCTGTTTCCGGTATTCCAGGGTGCGGACTTCGCCGCCACCTACCGGAGCCGGCTTGAATACATTCGCCGGATCGCTCACCATTGACTCACGGGCTTCGAGCTTCTTTTCCCGCTCAATGTCCCTGGTCATGCGGTCAATTTCCGCGTCCATGTTGTTGTAGTTGATTTCCTCGTCCGCTGTCAGGGCGCGTTTCTCAGCCTCTGCCTTATCCAAAAGGCCTCGCGAATCTGCTACGAGTTTTGCCCTGTCGGCCAGCAATTTCCTGATTTTTTCGTTCATGGTTAAATACCTCCAAGTGATTTTGTTTTGAGTTCCAGCTTCTTTTTCCTGAGGCTAACCATGACCATCGGGTCAGATTTGCCAGCGTCCTCCTTCGGGGGGACGGTTTTTCTATATTCCTCAAGGGACCTTAGTCCCACTTCGGTATCGGGATAAGCCGGAAAGGTCACGGGAGAAACGTCGAAAAGTTTCACTTCCATGAGGGTCCGGATCTCCTCCGGATATGTCCCTTCCCACTGATCTTTGACTGTTCGAAAGCCGAAAGACATCTGGTCAATGTCGCCCCGGTCTATGGAGGCCATGAGATCACGCGCCCACTGAGCGTCGGGGGGGATGCAATCAATTTTAAGGCCGCGCTGGTCCTCGGAAAGCGTCAATGTGCCGCTCTTATTACGTCCCAGGACATAATCCGAGTTGTGATTTTTCAAAGCCCGGATGTCATCAGCATTGATCGTGCTTGAGAATGCCCCGGGGCTGATTTTTTCCTTGAATCCGCCCAGATCTTCGGAAAGAGAATTGAACACGGCAGCATAACCAACAATGTGCCGGAGCCCGTTTTCATCAGTTATTGCCCTGAATTCCGTAACCGGGAAAAACCGGCGCTCAATTTCGTTTTTTCGTTTCTCTTTCATCGCCTTTCCCCTTTTTGTCGCCAGTCCGTGTGTCGTATTTCGGTAAAACGGATTTTTCGTAGTCTTTTTTCATTATTTTGCCACCATCAAAGCCTGAAAATGGTTGAGAAAATCCCCAGATAGTTGCTTTACGAGGGTTTCGGAGATAGTGATGGCGTCACGTTCAATCCAGTCGAGCCCCTTCTGATCAATTTTCCGTGATGCCTCGATGTATTTTTGAGAGAAATTTTCGAGAAAATTTTCAATAAAACGCTCCATTTCGGCCTTAAAATCATCATATTTCAGGCCATTTACCTCTACTTCCATGCTCAAAACCGTCTCGCCAAAACTCAAAAACACGGGAAGGGCCTGTTTTCTGATATATTCAGGGAATTCCCTGTAGAATTCGTCAATATCGCCCTTGTTTTTGCGAAGCCAGTTCACGCGCTGTGCCTCTTGTCTGGTGACACGCCCAATGGCGTCAGTTATCATGCGGACATAGGCGGATTCGAGCCGGGAACGATAAATCAGGCTATTTTTCTGTATTGGGGGAGTTGCAGGAGGCGTTTCCGGAACTTTCCCGACCTCAGAAGCTGGAATCATGTTCAACGGCATTACAAAAATTTTCCCCTGGCCATCTGGAAGCGGGTTCATGTTCTTTGTCTCCCGGATATCATCAGCGCATAGCCAGCCCCATTGACGGCCGGCTGTAAAATAAGACGTCTGCGCCGCCAGGTCGCCGCGGGTTAGGGCATCGACATCAAAGGCAAAAAAGTATTCTTCGCGCTCATCTTCCCGCAGAAGGGTCCGGCTGTATTCCTGCTCCCATAGCGTGAACCAGGGAAGCATCGTATTGACGACAAACTCGATTCCCTGATGTTCGATATTGTTATTTGTTGAACGGTCCAGGTCAGCAATCATGTGTGGAGGGACGAGAAACAGCCTCGCAATTTCATTAATCTGAAATTTGCGAGTCTCAAGGAATTGGGAATCCTTCGGATCGATTGAAATTTTACTGGCCTTCATCCCTTCTTCGAGTAGAAGGGTTTGGTGCGACTTACCAAGGCCCGCGTATGCCTCTTTGAAAGCTTTTCGGAAATCGTCCGGAAATTTTAATTTTTGCGGGTGTTCAACAATTATCCCTGGATTTATTCCCTGCCCAAAAAACCGCGCTCCGAACTCTTCCGTTGCCATTCCGAGGCCGATTGCTTCCCGCGCTAACGTGATCGGCGAATATCCAATCACTCCGTCATATCCAAATCCGGGAATGTGAAGCATGAAGCCGTTCGGGATTTCGAAGCTCTCTGTCGGTTTCAGGTCGTCAGATCCGGGGAAATATGAATATTTGAGCTTTCCCCCGATTCTCTGAACCTGTACACGGTCAGGACGAAGAGGCCAGAGTGCTTTCGGGTAGCCGCTATTTGACCAATCGATATAGGAATACTGGTTTCCCCAGCTCGCAAGATGGCCCTGGAGGGTGCTTCTGTACCGCATGGCTGTCATTTCAGGATTGGGCATGTAGCGGATCAGATTAAAAAGGGGATGTTTGCGGGCCTTCTCTTTTCCGCCGTTGGGAAGTCTCTTGTAAAGATAAAGCGGTAGGCTTCCAACTGTGCGAGAGAGGATATTAATACAAGCGTAAACGGCCACAAAATACATGGCCGTTGAAGATGTTACGCGGACCCCAGCGGATGTTTCAATACCGCCGCCGGAAAAGTAATCAACCAGCCATTTTTCGGGAGTTGCAAGATTTGAACGCTTTTCAAGTGCCTGCATTAATCCCATTACCTGCCCCGTTGCGCCGTCAAACTAAGAAAGACGGGCCATAAAAGGCCGAGAGTGAATAAAATCAAGCCGGATGCCGCCCAGCCCAGCCAGGGACGAAGCAGCCAAAGACCGTAACCAAGCATTGCTACTCCGCCAAAAACCAAACAATCGCGGATATCGAAGGCGGACAAGACTTTTACGGCCGCCATTTTGATTCCGCTTCCGATCCTGGAGAAAAACCTTTTCACCTTTTCCAGCAATATGTCACCCTTTCGTGGTTAAGTTCCCGGCGGCCCCGTTGGCCCAGGACGAGGCCGCACTTCAAAAGAAGGAGGGAAATATGTGTAGGCTTATGTATTTCAGGGATTTGAAAATAATGGTAGGTACGGATTTCACAAGATATGTACAGATTTCACACTTTTTAATCTATATCTTGTGGTTTGCTTCTTAAAATGGACTCTCTTTTGAT